ATGCGGCTTTGGGTTCTAGCGCTTTAGTGGCAAATACCACTGGCAATAGTAACGTAGCTGTTGGTATGCAAGCCCTACAAGCCAACACCACAGCCTCCAACAACACTGCTGTTGGTTATCAAGCTGGGTATTTGAATACTACTGGTGGCATTGAGGCTTTTGGCTACTGGGCGCTTCGTTCTAATACAACGGGTGGTGGAAATGTTGCTTTTGGGCGACTCGCTTTAACGGGTAACACAACTGGCAATTCAAATAGTGCGCTTGGTGAATCTTCGCTTCAAAACAGCACGACTGGCTCATACAACACAAGTCTTGGATTCAACGCACTTCTGTCTAATACCACAGCATCCTACAACACTGCCGTAGGCTACCAAGCAGGCTATAGCAACACTACGGGAGCCTCCAATGACGCTTTTGGAGTTACTGCGCTATACAGTAATACCACTGGAACAAATAACAGGGCTTTTGGCGGTGGCTCATTGTATAGCAACACCACTGGCGCTTCTAATACTGCGGTTGGTTCTGCCGCCCTCTACTCCAACACCACAGCATCTAACAACACTGCTGTAGGTTATCAGGCGGCTTATTCAAATACAACTGGTGCAATCACAGCGGTTGGGCGTAATGCGCTTTACTCACACACTACAGGAACTTCTAATGTTGCTCTGGGAAACTCTGCCGGATACGGAATTACCACTGGTAACTATAATATTGCAATAGGAGAGTCTACTTTATATAGCAATGCTACTGCTTCAAATAATGTAGCAATTGGATACACGGCTCTTGGCACTAACACTACAGGCGATAGAAATACTGTTGTTGGTAATCAAGCTGGATATACAAATGCAACTGGAACTGTTAATACATTTATTGGATACCGTGCAGGGTATTCTAATTACACTACTAGTGGCTGTGTATTTGTCGGTGCGTATGTTGGAGAAAACAGTACTGGTAATAACAACGTTGCTGTTGGCGGTGCTAACGTCGGGGTGACAAATACCACTTTTCAAGCTAACACAACAGGTAACGCAAACACCGCAGTCGGTTCCGCTGTCATGCCTGCAAACACCACTGGTAGCTCTAACACAGCTATAGGATATTTGGCGGGGTATAGCAATACAACTGGCGGCGCCAACACTGCTATTGGTCAACAAGCTCTTCAAGCCAACACCACAGCAAATAGTGGTACGGCTGTGGGTTACCAAGCCCTTTATTCAAATACAACATCTTCAGAAAATACTGCTGTTGGTTATCAAGCTTTGTACAGCAGTGTAAGTAATGTAAAAGGTACTGCTGTTGGAACTAAAGCGGCATATGCCTCAACAGGCAATAACATAACTGCTATTGGCTATAACGCATTATTGTCAAATACAACAGGCAGTGAGACTACTGCTGTTGGTTCAGAAGCATTGGATGCAAACACAACAGGAGCCTACAACGTTGCTGTAGGTTTTGCCGCTTTAGGCGCGAACACCACAGCATCAAACAACACTGCTGTAGGTTATCAGGCGGGATACAGCAACACCACAGGCGCAATAACTGCTGTTGGTCAACGTGCGCTTTATGCAAACACAACTGGTGCAGACAACGTGGCTATGGGTGTTCAGGCACTTAATGCAAACACAACGGGTGGAGCAAACACTGCTATTGGGCATACTGCTCTTACATCTAACACCACAGCCTCAAGCAACACTGCTGTAGGTTATTTAGCAGGAAATTCAAACACCACAGGAACTGAGCAAGTATTTGTTGGGAATAGGGCGGGCTCATCTACAACAACGGGCAACTACAACATAGCAATTGGTTCTTCTGCATATAGAACTGCAACCACTGGCACAGACAACGTAAGTGTTGGCTCTGGCGCTCAACAAAACGGCCTTGTTGGTTCTGCAAATACTGCTATTGGAAACATTGCATTACAAAATAATGCTGGCTCATTCAACACTGCGGTTGGTTATGCCTCAATGTTGACAAATACATCAGGCAACTACAACACTGCGTTAGGCCAAAACTCACTTTATTACAATACGACTGGTACTTACAACACTGCTTTAGGGCATAGCGCACTTAATGCCAACACCACAGCATCATACAACACTGCTATAGGCTATCAAGCTGGGTATGCAAATACAACTGGCTATGAACATGTATTGATTGGCTATCAAACTGGTGTGTCAATTACAACAGCCCGAGCAATTACTGCGGTTGGTTACAACACAGCAGGGTCGATAACTACTGCTCAGTATGGGACTTTTGTTGGTAGAAATGCTGGCGCTTCTGTTACTACTGGCGGGGGCAATAACTTTTTTGGTGTAAATGGTGCTTCTGCTGAAGGTGCTGGACATTATGTAACTACTGGCTCTAAGAACACCATCATCGGTGGCTACAACGGCAACCAAGGTAGCCTAGACATTCGTACAGCAAGCAACTACATCGTGCTGTCTGATGGGGATGGGAATCCACGGGGTGTGTTTGATAGCTCGGGTAACTTGCGGATTGGAACAACTGCTGCATTATTCAACGCAAATGAAAGAGTATCAATAAACGGCTCTACTGGTAACATTGGTCAAACAATTTATGGTAATGGTACAAGCTCCATAGGATTGTTGCTCTATAACTCTGTTGCAACAGGAGCTACATCAGGAAAGCAAATTTCTTTTGTAAATTCTAGTGGCACAGAAGTTGGCTCAGTTACATGCAACGGGACTGCAACGCTGTTTAACACAACTTCTGACCAACGCCTAAAAGAAAACATTTCTGACGCTGACTCGGCATCTAGCTTGATTGACTCTTTGCAAGTGCGTAAGTTTGATTGGAAAGAAGACAACTCGCATCAGCGTTATGGTTTTGTGGCTCAAGAGCTTTTAAGTGTAGCCCCTGAAGCAGTACATCAGCCAACTGACACAGATCAAATGATGGCTGTGGATTACTCCAAACTTGTACCAATGTTGGTCAAGGAAATTCAATCACTCCGTAAACGCCTAGCAGACGCAGGCATCTAATCTTTAAACTGAAAGGTAAATCATGACCACTTTTTCTACAACTATCGACTCGATGTACACCCTTGACACTCCCGATCCCGGGTTTGTTGTCAACGTCCTTTGGACTGTGACCGGTGTTGACGGCTCTAACACTGCCAGCATTGGTGGCAATAGCCAATTCACCGTGCAAGAGGGTACATTCACCCCCTACGACCAACTGACACAATCTCAAGTCATCGGCTGGATTCCTGCCGAGCAGATTGCAAGCGCACAAGCCTGTGTTCAGGGTCAACTGGATTCAATGGCAAACCCTCCAGTTAGCCCCCAGAATACGCCATTACCTTGGGCTTAAAACCCCATGTATTACGTCTATCAACACAGACGCAATGACACCAATGCCGTCTTCTATGTCGGCAAAGGTAAAGGCTACCGTTGCAATCAGAAAACGGGGCGCAACATTTATTGGCATCGTGTAGCCGATAAACATGGATATTCGGTTGAAAAAGTTCTAATGGACTTAGACGAAGATTTAGCGTTGCTTGCGGAATATGAGTTGATAGACCAGTACAAAAGGTTAAATTTTGCATTGTCTAATTTGTCTGAAGGTGGCCAAGGCACATCTGGGTACAAATTTACGCCAGAGCAAATTGAAAATGTTAAGGCGGCCCATGTAGGCAAGAAGCATTCTGCTGAAACCAAAGCCAAAATGTCTGCGGCTAAAAAAGGTAAACCACCAAACAACACTGGTAAGGTTTACAAAATGAAAGAGCCAATGCCACTAGAGCTACGTTTGAAGCTAGGTGAACAAAGGCGTGGTCGAGTCATGTCCGAAGAGTCAAGCAGAAAGAAAAGTCTGGCTACAAAAGGCAGAGCGCTTTCTGAAACAAATCGAGCAAACATTAAGTTGGCATGGCAAAATCCAGAACTACGAGCGCAACACTCTCAGAAAATGAAAGAAATCATTGCTATGAAAAAGTTGCAAAAAACGGTTTAACGGGAAGCCACCACCCGACCTTGGTGGCACATTAAAAGGAAACACGAAATGGCAAACCAACAATCCCAAATCGTAACTATAGACGGCGTTGAGTTCAAAGTTGAAGACATGACCGAGCAGCAACAGATGCTGTTAAATCACGTTGCAGACCTTGAGCGCAAGATTGGTTCTACCAAGTTCCAGCTTGACCAACTCCAAGTGGGCAGAGATGCCTTCTTCACAATGTTAAAAGCAGCGTTAGAAGCCAAGCCTGAAGAGGCTGTGACTGACGTAACCGTTAACTGATTATGTGGGACTGGGCGGAGGCAATCATTGCAGCCGCCTGTATATGCGCCTTCATAATCGCTGGAACCTACTTTATTGTATGGGCAGGGACATGATGAATGCGCTGGATCGTATTGTTATTGCTGTTAGGGCTAGTTGGAGCCGTTGCCAAGAATGGCTGTCATGTCAGGGAATTCTACGGGATAGCCTATACCGTCCACGATCCAACTCAACGTCACAGGGAAATGATGGCGTGGCTCGATCAGAACGCCCAACACTGCAAAGCTTCAGAATACGTGGTCATTTGGAACAACCTGTCCGAGTGGGCGGGTACAGCCGACTCCACATGGCTTAGAAACAAGGTTGTTCATGGATACAAAGAGGCTCTTGAGCGCGAAAAGAAATGATTCCGCCTTTGTACAAATGGTATCCAATGGTTCAGCCGGGGGGCGAGCCGACTAAGACAGATGCGCTTGAACGCAGGGCTGAGAAGCTGACTGAGGACTACAAGCAGGCGCTGAAGATGAAGAAGATGGACATAAAAATTGATGCTCTTGAGTTTGAGTTGTACGTAAAGAAAGCTGAACGGAACCAACTTAGCCTTGAGATTTTTACAAACCGTAAGATAGACATACTGGCATAACATGGTTACAGCAAAAAAAGCCCCAGCTAAGGTAGCTCCTGTCAAACGGCGTACACCCAAGCCCAAGATAGAAGTCATTGTTGCGCCAGCCCCTGCGCCCAAGCCTGAAGCCAAGAAAGACGATAGCACCGTTGGTAAAGTGATTGGTTTGATCGAGTGGGTGGACAATCCGTTTAAACTTTTCACGGTCATCTTGCTGTCGTTCCTGTTCTTTGCTGGGTACTTTGCTTGGGATTCCCGTACAGTCATTTTGAATGCCATCACAAGCTCAAGCCACCAGCCCCAGCTTAAAGAGATCAAAGTGCTGGAGCACGTTGC